TGCTGTGTAAATGCTTCGCTTGCTTGTGCAGATACTCCGCTAATTTGAATCGCTTGATTAATAGTTTTGGTTAAATCAAGGGAATTCTGTTGGGTCATTCCTAAGTCTTTACCAACAGCATTTAATCTCGTGAATAAGTCACCCGTTGCACTCAAGCTTGAGTTTGTCATCAGAGCAACTTGATGCACACCAGCCATTGCTGATGTGAAATCACCACCTTCTTTGGTGGCAATGTTGATACGCGCTGATAGATTGGTATAGGTATCGGCTGTTTGAGCTAATTCACGTATTCCACCCCCTACCCCTAGTGCCGCCATAGCTCCAGCAAGAGCATTTACAGCAAACTTTGCACCATTCAATCCTTTCTGCGCGGTCTGTGCCGCTGTATCCGTATGCTTTAAGGAATTATTTGCCTTACCTACTTCTGTGTGAAAATCAATAAATGCACTTTCAGCCTGTTGAACTTCTTTTTCGAGTTGATCTACTTGTTTTTGAGCAATCTCAATATCTGTAGGGGTGACTTTTGTTTTTGAAAAGGCTTCAAGCCTACTTTTTGCTTTTTCTAAATCTGATTTTAAAAATGCCAAAGCTTTTACAGACTTATTACCAAAATCAGTGAAGTTACTTGCAGCACTTTTGGCGTTATCTCCAGCATCGCGAATGATTTGAGTTGCACCGCTTAAAGATTTAGTTAGGCCATCTGCCAATTCCTTGCTTTTCTCTGGGACAATACTCCCAAGAGCCTTAGCTGTATCAGTACTTGCCTGCTTCAACTGTTCAGCTTCAACTTTGATGCTATCAAAAACTTTTTTGGTTACACTCTCAGATTGCTTTGCAGCAGCTACAAGGCCTTTGTTGTCACCATCCATGATGAGTTTGAAAGTTAGATTTTTTGACATTGAGACCTCAAATTTCAGGTATAAAAAAACCACCTGAAGGTGGTTAAATTTAGGCATTAAAAAAGCACCTTAAGGTGCTTTTTACTTAAGAAGTTTGCTTATCTTTATCATCCAGCTCATCAAGGAAATTATTCACCTGTTGTCTAAACTCCATTGGGCGAGCAATGTATGGGATTGGCGCATGAGATCCACCAGTGCCTTTCACAACAATAGAGCCGAAATTGAAAATTCGCCCAAGCACGCCTTGACTTACACCCAAACTTTCAACGCGATTTACCTTTAGCTCAATTGTGTTTCTGCGAATCAAACCTGATTTTGCAATGATTCGACGATTAGTAAGCGCTAATTCTGTTGTTAAAACATGTACCGCAGCAATTCCAATCAAGATTAACCCAATAAAAACAGGAACCCCGCTTTTAGAACCAAGTGCGGATAGGATAAGTAGCCCACCAAATAATAGATACCAAAACTGTGATAGCCAGGTAACTTGCGCCTTAATGATTATTTTTTCATCTCTTGCTAAATTCTCTTCAATATAGCTACCCATTGCACCCTCTTATTTGTTTTTAAAAATCTTGGACATAGTACTTTTGACGAACTTTTTTATCAACCAATATAAATCTAAGTGTTCTTATCAACGCCCACTGCGAATAGTAGTAACTTTGCCATCTTCAATTACAACAGTGAAATTTTTGCTGCCATCTACGTAGCTTAGCTCACGCACTGAAACGTCTTTACCACCCACGTTTTTAACGTAGTCATAATGCGATGTTGGCTGGCCTGCGGCTGCAACGACTTCGCCATAGCTTTGGCCTTTGCGAACTTGCTTACCGTTAATGCTTGCTCCTGCTAAATTCGCATTTGCTAATGTAAATACAGACATCAAAGCAGCTGTAATTAATAATTTTTTCATGAATTTACCCCTCGTTATAATTGGATAAATCATAACCTGCTAAAATTCACAGCACAATGTGAAAGTTACTGTTCTTTTTCAAGACTCTTAATGAAATCATTGAACTTCTTATTGATAGCGTTCTGCGCCCGAGTTGCGATCGCTAAATTACGCATCTTCATACGCTCAGCTTTTTGAGCCGCTTTAAGATAGTGTCGGAATGAACCGTAGCTCATTTGCATGATGCTTTCATGTGAGTGGCCATTGGATACGAGAAGCTGAAATACATCAAACCAACTGCTCTTTTTACGCGGATCTACATCATCCCGGTGTTTAGGTTTCGGCTCGGAAAAGAATGCGTCATTCACCTTAATCAGAGCATCCAATAACAAGATATTGAGTTCACCCTCTTTCTTGAATAGATCAATGACCTGTTCAATACTGTGTTGCAAACAATGGGCTATCAATTGCGTCGACTCAAATGAATGAGCATCAAAGATCATTTGTGCGGTTTCATCTGGATGATTATTCAAAAAGTCTTTGATGACCTGCGCTGCACCCAGCCATTCATCAAAGTTATGCATCTGCAGCTGGTGCACGGATAGCTCACCTACTTTGACAGGTCGATTTGAGGCCACAAAGAACTCATTCACCTATATCACCTTTGTATTTTTTGTATTCCAGATAAGCTTTGAAAAATTGTGGTGACTGCCAAGCAAATATGCAAACAATCACCGCGAGTAACAAAAATGCTAATCGCCACATAGAAATATCTGCCGTCATTTTCAACAACCCATTTAAGTTTGTGATAAAATCATTCATACAAGTTTTTTTTCTGATCTTTGCTAAGGTTATGGAAATAAAAAGCCCAACGATTGCAGTCGCTGGGCTTTTGCTTTTTATGGGCACAAAAAAAGATGCCTAATGCATCCTATTTAAGTGCCTGTATGTGTTTATGCTGCTTTAGGGATTTGGGTGTAGTAACCGTATAAGCCAAGCGCACCATCTTTGTCTTTGGTCAGATCACCTAAGGCATCACCACTGATTTCGTATGAGCCAAATTCTTCATGAATTAGGCCAAAGCTCGAATCGGGCGCTTTAATTGTACGGTGCAAAGCTAAGAACACTTTGTCTTTGCTGATCTTATCAATACCTTCAAAGAACAATGCATATTCAGCACCGAAATCAGATGCGATCGTAGTATGTGTCACGGGGCCAGTCGTATAACCAATCACAACTTTTGGCAGATCATCAAGAAACTCGATAGTGCCATAAACCGCATCTAGCTTATATTTCGTTGATTCAATAGGAATTGGTGTTGATGCACCATCAGTCACTGTTGGTAGAGTTAGATTAAAACCATCCAGTTTAATCTTCTGACCTTTGGTGACTGCACCTAAATCATGGTCAGCTACGGTTTTGGTCGCTACAGCTACATTTTTACCTGACAGGATATATGCCAGGTTATCAGCATCAACCTGATCAAGTGTGCCGCTGAATGAAACTGCAGTGGTGTTGTATAGCACCAAATCGGTCGTATCATCACCTGACATTGACTCGGTATGTTCAATCTTGTCTGCAGTGATTTCCAACGTAAAGTCAGGAATGTTTCCCAGCTCTCGCATAGCACCTACAACACCTTCAACAATTGGCGCAAGGGAGAACTTACCACGCAATGAAATGTACTTCTTAGCCATTCGCAGGCACCTCTTTTGATTTTGGTTTGGCTTCTGCTTTTACGTCTGGTTTGATTGCTTCAATCACGCCATCCTCTAAAAGCTGTTTAATTTTTTCTTGTGGTAAATCACCCACAATTTGACCTTTCACCCATGGACCAATCGGCTTCAAGGCTTTGTATTGTGTTTTCATAAGATTCCTAAATGAATTTTTCAGACTCAAAGATGATCGTTACATAGGCGAAAGCGGCACTATACCCATCACTAATCGAGACAAATCTTAATTCGCTAGTGGATGAATCAGGCTCCCATCCAGATAAAAGCTGGATCACTTTTTCAGTCAACAATCCGACTTCATCACTTACAGCACGTCCATCGTTAAGCTGTGACTTTGCATTGCGACATGCCACAGTCACAGCCCATTGCTGGCCTAATTTATTTAATGCCCCTCTTCCCACTTCGGCTTGCTTAACAACACGTGCAAAGTTGACATGTACGGACGGAACCACCTGTGACATTTCTGAAATTTGTACTGAATTTAAAGGGGTATAAATTTTAAGAAAATCAGGAATTTCCTTTAATTTCTCGACTATCTCATCACGTACTGCGAAGAATGTGCTCATCAATAAAAGCTCCTATAATGTTTAGTATTGATTGCTCATCTTCTGCGTTAATACCTAGAAAAGTTCTTGAGGGGATGTTTACCTCTTTCACCTTTCGATATTGACCACCAACAGCAAAGGTAATGTACTGGCCATTTTTAGGAGTGATATGCGCTCCAAAGTGAAAGACATGGGCATACGTTTTGTTTGATCCCCACTCAATACCGTTTGGACGCAAGTTAAAATGTAGCTCATTCATTAAATCGCCATTATTACGACCAGTCTGACCATTCTGTAGTTTTGCTCTCCAAGATTGCTTCCATGGATTGCCATCTACATTGTGTTGGTTAAAAAAACGCTCTTGAGTTGAAGTAACACCGTACCCACCAATTTCCACATATAAATCATCTTTATAAGCATCAAAATCACTAAGCTTCTTAAGAATCGCTTCTATTGGTGAGCTATCTGTTTGAATTGAGATAGCAAAGGCCATAATCACCTCACTTAATGCTAGGCATCTTTCCAAGGACATCATCACCAAAGACACCACCTGTATAAGTCGTGCCTATAGGTGCTGTAGATGGTTTGTTTTTGGGTTGGTCATCCACGATCTGGCTGGTTTCCACATTCTGAATTTGCAAATGTGCTTTATTGGTAGCAACGAGCTTTAAAAAGCTAACCGCATCTTCATAACGCTTACGCACTTCTTCAGTGGGTTGTTGGAAATAAAGACGATAGCGTGCAATGTCACACGCCATTCGCTCTAAATTACTGGGCACATTTGGCAGAGGTAAAGTGTAACGACCACCGATGTAGCCGTTAATTTCTTCTGTTGCGTCCTGTAAGGCATCCTGAACCACAGTTGATGCACTTGCATGCATCAACTTCAATTCATCAATTTCACCACCAAACCGCGCAACTAGATTTGCTTCAGTCGCGTACATGGGTCACCTTACTTATCGGCTGACGCCAATTTCTTGGCTTCGGCAGTGGCTTTCTTCAGAGCGGCTTCGGATGTAGATAAAGCCTTTTCCAAGCCTTCAACCTTCTTTTGAAGTTCTGCCACTTCTGCATCGGCTTTATCCTTACCCTCAATAAGGATTGCCTCATTTGCTTTCAGCTCTGCCACTTCTGCAGCAAGGCTTGCAAGCTGGGCAGCAGTACCATCCGCCTTAGGTTGTTCTGGAGCTTTTTCTTCTTCAATAGCTCCAGATGCTAAAAGGGCCTGAATACGTTCTGGATTCAAGCCCTTGATTTCATCACCCGGCATAAATTGCCCGATGGATTGCTTTGCAATGTACTTTTGCATTTATACCCCCTTATAGAGTGATGAAGCCAGTGCCACACACCACACCATTTTTATTTGATGGAATGACCAGTGGAGCAGATTCAGTCATCAACATGATGCCGCTTGGATCTTCACAGTACCATTGACGGTCAAAGTACTGTTGAGCAACACCATTGGCTAACATATTTTTGATTTTGCAATGTGCTACTGAGCCATTGGTATCTGAGATCAATGAGAAGAAATCTTTAGGAATAAAGCGATTAACCTTGCCTTTTGCACGATAAGTCGCATCGTATACCCAGAATTCAATCCCATCATGGGTCCCTTTAAACGTGGCTTTTTCACTTACTCCAAAACTTGGTGCTACTGGTACAGAAATGCCTGCATAAGGCTTGATGAATTCATCTTTAAATTCTGTGTTATTCCATAAAGCAGCCCAAACCGAACCTGACATAATGGCTTTTTTCGCCTCACCACCATCAGCAGCAAGTTGACGCTCAAGCATAAGTTTAATGTCATCGACAGGTTTTGCACCCGCTCCGTTCCACGGATTGGCTGGGGTAAAGGTTAGTGATGCATGTCGGCGGTAATCAACTAGATTATATTCATAATCATCTGAATGAAGAACGTATTTACCATTTTTTAAGAGATCAATGGCCATCATTAAAACTGAATTATCAATCGCATCATGGTTACGCTTCATGACGGCAACTTGGGAAATCAGCATCTTTTCTTGATCGGATAATTTTTGATTGCCTGTAGAAATAATACCGGCGCTGCGTAATCGTTCCAGCAAAGCAATTTCAAAAGTTTCTGCAGGTGTAACCTGATTTTTTGGTTTGTAGTAAGCAGGCTTAATATTACGCACTTCACCAGATTGTGTAGTGTCAAATGGTTTACCTGGTTGATGCGGTGACACAAGTGGAGCTAAATCGTGCTCAGAACTTACTTCTGCAAGTGGTACATCATCACGATCAAAGATAGGACGATTTGGGAAAAGCTGATCTAATAACCATGTATCCATTGGTCGATAGTTATTATGAATTAACGCAAGCTCACCCACATCAAGCAATTCAAGTGGGATGCCTTCAAGATTAAAAGACTGTGGCATGTTATTTACACCTTAGAAAGTTCGATTTTGTTTTTGGTTGCCTTGTCGCGTGCTGCATCGTATTGAGCTGTGGTGAGTAAAGTGCCACCAAGTGATACTGCTTCAACGTTAAATACGCCGCCGTAATACATCGGGATTTCAATCCCATCAGCTGCTTTGATTGTTGCTTCTGCTGCAGTAACATCCTGACCGCAGATCACATCCCAAGTAGATTCATCTGTAGCATGAGTCAGCACATTAGCAATGGATAGTGTTAGTAAATCACCATATTTATATGCTGTGGCAGTCGTTACTTTTGCATTAGCACGACGTAACTTTTCATTATCCAGAATCAGTCGTTGTGACGTGACCGTGATAGGCGGTACATAGTGAGTAGCCATGAATTATTTCCCCTTTTGCTCTGCAAATGCTTGCGCACCAGCTGTGAATTTATGTTTATCGCCACCACCTTGATTACCGCCTTGGCCACCCTGACCACCTGTAGCCTGGTGTGTGAACAAATGATTAAGATGTGATGGAATTTGTTGCTGTTGCTGACCAGCTGATGGTTGATTACCTGCTGAGAATTGCGTTAATTGCTGAGACATGAATGCAAATGAAGTGTCATCCATATTGGTATAAGACGTCTTTTCTTCAGCGCTAAATTGCTTATTTAAAGATGTCTCAAGCGCTTTGATGTCCCCTTCACGCTTGTCAGCTTTGAACTTTTTAAGTTCTTCCTGAGCATCATCACGCTCTTTTTCAGCTTGTTTCTGTGCGGCTTGCGCCTTTTCTAATTCGGTCACGTCTGTGTCCTCTGTGGGTTGGTTAGGGTTATGGCTTGCGGCTACTGCCATCGTGTTTTCATCTGCACCTAAGGCACAAAATGAAACTTCACGAATACGACCACCGCGGAATATCGTAATAGGTCCTTGAAGCGTCTTTCCGTTAACAATCACTGTTTGATCAGCTGCAACTTCTTCAGTCTTAGCAGGCTCAATACGGACAGACATCTGCCAAGGAAATCCATCATCTGAGTCTTGTGCTACCTGAGTACCAAACTCATTGCTCATCAAGTCCCCATGTACAACCAAACCCTCTTGATGGCTAATCGTATGAGTATTGATTGCACCTGCCCGTTGGCGTGAGCTGTGTTCTAAAAGTGCTGGAATGCGACCCTTAATCTGCATACTATCCAAATCAAAAATCACTCGTGTCCAATACCAGTGATCTGTAATAACCTCACCGCTATAAGCCACTCCTGAGAAGGTGCGTTTCTTTTTACCTTCCTCAACAGGATCTACACTTAGGTCACCAAGCCGAAAGCAATAATGATCCTGCTTTTGTTCATCTGGCATTTTTCATGCTCCATAAAAAAACCGCCCATTAGGCGGCTTCAGTTAATTTTGACTCATGGTTTCTTTGGTGGTCGAGATAGAACGCAGCACATAGCTCGTACAAGATTATTCACTCTCGATGGGCTACCAATCACAACTACTTTTTTCTCGCAGCCACACGGCGAAAAACCATTACCATTTCGACCATCCAAACCACGTCGACACGATTCACATTTTGCAGTCATTAATTCACCAATGCTTTCAGTGTGTAAATCATCTTGCCATTCAGTGTTTCAATCGAAACCACTTCAAATGACAAGCCTATTGGCATTAATACGCCATGACCAGCATTCAACTCGTTTAGATCGATCCCTAAGCCTTTCGAATTCTCAATCTGCAACACCACATCGGAAGCATTCTCGGCTAACAGTAATGGCGAATTAAATTGAATCGTTTGCCCAACCTCATAAGCCACTACATGCTGCAAGGTCACTCCGCCTGTCACGATTGCAGCTGAATTACTCGCCACGGCGTTTAAGGCTTGCATGTCCTGCCTGAGCCACTGCTTTAAAATATCGTCCGCTTTCGAGCTCACAGACGCATTTAGGTAGTTCGTGATTGCAGCATCATTACCCTGCACAT